AGTCTATGAATGTTGAATGGAATTTATTTATTTCTCTTGCTTGTCTTATTAGTTGCGCTATCGGGTTATCACAATTTACTAACCAATTTTGGGTAAAGCTGGGCTCTCCGGTTTTCGGTGTCCGTGGGTAATCAACACCTATTCTATCAAACACTTGCGCTACTGATCTTGCTGCCCAAATATCTACATCGAGTGTGGTCTGAGATTTTATACTAGACAAAACCTCAGACTCTTTTTGTTTAAATTCTTTTTTTAATTTAGCAGCTTGTGCTTCGTCAACTCTAATTCCTTTTCTTCTTGTCTCAATCAATATAGGTAACAGTTCCATTTCCATTTCCCACACATCATTTAAACTTTGTTTAGATATCTCTGATTTAAATCTTTCCCATAAACGTAAAGTTAAACCTGCATCTTGTTCAGCATAAAAACCAACATACCCTGCAGGTAGTCTCCAAAGGTCAGCTTTAGGATCTATACCCCACTCCTTTGCTTTTTCATTTAAAAAAGTTTCGTTTTTTATTTCACCAAGATAATCTTTAGCACATGCATTTAAACTAAAACTAAATCTGTTTTCGTTAATTAAAGCTGCAGCAATCATAGTATCAACTATATTTCCACGTATTTCAAAACCATTTATTAATAACCAACCAACATCATAACTTGCATTATGAAATATTTTTGTAGCTGGTAGTTTTAACATGTCTTGAAACCATGCGCAGGTTATTGATAAGTCCATGTTACCACCTGCATCATGTTGAATAGGAAAATACCACTGTTGACCAAGTGCAGCCACTGCAAAACCTACAATACCTCCATCAAACGTTGCCCAACCAGATCCTTTTGTTTTTAAATTTGGATCTTTTGTTTCTAAATCAATCGCTATTTCTTTTGCTTGAGATAAATCAGGATATTCAGCAGGAGCTATCCAATCACTATCATTGTAAATAAAATTGAGTTGATGAGTCATTTATAAATCTTCATTGTTCCAAAAGTTTAGGAGCATGCACACTATACCAAATATTATGATTATCAAGGAAATTGAAAATATCCATTCCATTATTGTTTTTTTTTACTAAAATTAGTTTCGTCAATAAATTTCATTTTTTTAATTGGTAATCCTAAATAAAAAATATAGCATTCAGCACAATAGTAATCATATTTATGTATAACCACAGCTGCTGTTTGATTACATTTTTCGCAAAAAATTATTTCTTTTTTCTTTTGTCCCATATCTCATTTTTTTTCTTCTTCTTCTTTTAAATGTTCAATTTCCAAATCACAATAATGTTTTATTTTATTTAAATCTTCAATTGATTTACCTTTAAATAAATATCTACAAACATATTTTATCACATTTGCTTGAAAAGGGTTGAGGCCATTTTTTCTAATGAAAGTCCAAGGCTGAATCTCAAAGTGTTTATAATGAGATCCTCCAACCTGCGTACCTTGAGGAAACGTTTCATTAAACATATCTTTATCTGTCATATTATACTCCACATAGGCCCTCGCACTCTTGGTTAAAGAGATCTGGCCCATCATCGTTTTTAAATTTAACTTCATCTAAAGGCACACAAGATCTGTGCACAAAGTTTTTTACTTTAGGATTATGCATTCGCATCTTTTTATCAAATTCTACAGCACTTGCAAATTCTTCCGGTCTATTGTTTCTCATATCCAGCCAAAAATTATCGTCATGAAAAGGACAACCAATGCAAGCAGATTTAACAGGAATTTTAAAACCTTTTCCTTCATACCATTTTAAGCAATCTTGCCTGGACATTTTCTTTTCTATTAAAGGCCATCTATTTTCTTGCCACCAAAACCTTGATGGCTTCATTCTCATTATTTCATCTGTTGATATACCGACCCACACTTCTATGTGTTTATCTTTTGGAAATCTTTGTCTTGGTTTTAATCCAAATATCTCTCTAATCTTTTTTGCAATTGGAGTAATTTTATATTCTCTTGTGCATTGTCTACGTCCCATACCTTTTTTACCTTGTTCATTCAAAGTATAAAATGGTGCGGAAGCAAATTGATTGCCGCCTGGAGACAGAGCTTTTATGATGTCATCTTGAATGTTACCTTTTTTAACTATGTGTATTGGATAACTTATAACACTCCTCAAATATTCTAAGTGTTGTATGACAGGTTTAGGTTCCCAACCTGTATCTGCAAAAATAGCTGCATCGGGTTTAACACCAAACTCCCCTGCATCTGCCATCAAAGCCATTGTTGAGCTTTGTACGCCAGCTCCTAAAGATAAAATCCTCAATGTTGGGTTTTGTTTCATAATTTAAATGGTTGTAATGCTTTAATTTTTTCTTCTGCATTTGCTATCTTTTCTATTAATTTATCTGCCTCATCTATGTGTTGTGGATGTTCCCCAATTGCCACTGGTTTCTCTAAATAAATTTTTAGTGTTGCTTCAGCCTCAGAGATTTGAGCATTATACCTATCTTCTAAAGCTTCTATAATTAATTTTCTAAACATAATTAGCCTCATATTGTTTAAAGTACTTTCCTAACGGAAAGTTATATTGATGATAAGTGCCTAACAAATGTAAAGTTTGTTTGGATCTTGTTGCACCTGTATACCATACCCTAAGTTCTTTTACCTTATCTGCTAAATTTTTTTTATCGAAATGAGATGGGAAGTTACATTTACTAGCCAATACTACATTATCTGCCTCTCCGCCTTTTACTTGATGTATAGTATCAATAATAATTTTTGGTGGTTGCGTAAGATCTACACCTTCATTCATAAGTTTTTGAAAATATTGTTTATCTTTATCTTTAAATTTTCTCTTAAACACTTGATTCCATTTACCCTTTTCATCTCGCATACCACACCTTAAATGTAATTCATCAAATGTAAATACCTGATTTGGATGAGCAAAGCTCCATTTTTTACTATCCGATGACCGGTATCCGTGGTCTATGTTTAATAAATATTCATACATTGTTACAGCTTCTTCTCTGTTTATGCTGCCACCATTACATATTTTTTCCCAATGTTGTATTGCATAAAACTGGTTTGGTTCAAAAGATTTGTTATTTTTTTGATCTTGATAATACAGGCCAAGATTCTTTGCTTCTGTTTGTAATTCTTTTTTTACATCATTTATTCTTGCAAGAACCATCCAACTACCATCCATATCCCAAGGCACTTTTTTTAAACCATTCCATCTATACACTGCACCTTCTTTGTCATTAGAATAAAATTCTTTTGGAACTCTGTTATCTCCCATAGAGTTTAATAAGCATTTAGAAAAAAAATGTATATTTTTGTTAAGTCTTACAGATTTTTTTAATACAAGTGATTTACCAGGAAACGTTTGGAACAAACTTACGTCAGCACCATTCCACTCATAAATTGCCTGATCATCATCTCCTGCAATATATACACGTTCTACACCTTCAGACATTTTAACTACCATGTCCCATTGTAAAGGTGTTAGATCTTGAGCTTCATCAACCATCAAAACTTTGAAAGGCAGAACAAGTCCATCTTCAATAAACTTCTGCACCATGTCTGTAAAATCTAACCTGTCCGGTGTCCGTTGTCCATTTTCCAATTCCATTGTTTTAAACTGTTCGTATCCTGCAATAATTGATTTGAATTGTTGCAGCCTTACACTCTTTCTAGATTGTTGTTTGTATAACCACACAGGATCTACTTTCATATTTCTAGCCCTGTCATATATTTGTAAAGACCAATTGTTATAAACTTTTTGATCATCATGGCCATCTTTATAGTTAATTTTAATTGTTCCGTATTGTGTATGAAACATAAGCATGTCTGCTTTTGGATCTAATACAGGTATCTCAGCAAACTGTTGTCTAGCTAACGAGTGAAGTGTTCTAAAATATTTAAATGCATCCTCATCGTAACCTTTAAACTTTTGCCTAACTCTAGTTACACATTCGTTTACAGCTTTGTTTGTAAAAGATACATAACATATCTCATCAGGAGAATAACCTTTTTCAAGATAACGTTTCACACGTTTCAAAAGGTTTTCTGTTTTTCCAGTTCCTGGTGGTCCAAAGATCTTAATTGTCTTCCCACGCAGCCTTTGCCTTAACGAATTTGACATCTTTATTCTTATGCTCACTTTGTTTTGGTAGAGTCACAACCCAATGTCTAGATTGAATTCCTTTGAACTTAGCTTTGGGTTTAGCTCCACCTTGTTCTAAGAATCTTGTACATTCTTTTTCATTCCAATTGTAACTCATTTTTTTCATAAAAGCTCTAAACGTCTCAAGTTTAAATCTCATTTCTGTTTCATCACGCCATATATTACCACTATCTATTTGGTCAAATTCTGTAGTATCTTCAACATCTTCTAAGAATCT